TTTCACAAAAAGAACTACCAAACCTTCTCCTTTCAGGCACAGCAGGCACAGGTAAGACTACTGTAGCACGTGCTTTATGTGAAGAGCTAGGTGTTGATTACATTATGATTAATGGATCAGATGAAGGTAGGCATATTGATACTTTAAGAACTACAATTAAAAACTTTGCGTCTAGTGTTTCTTTAGATGGCAATTCAAAACATAAAGTTGTTATTATAGACGAGGCAGATTATATGAATGCTGATAGTGTTCAACCTGCGTTAAGAAACTTTATAGAGACCTTTCATAGTAATTGTAGATTTATATTTACTTGCAATTTTAAGAATAAGATTATACCTGCCTTACATAGTAGGTGTACTGTTATTGATTTTCGTATTATAAATGGTCAAAAAGTAAAAACTGCTACTGAATTTTTAGGTAGACTAGGTGATATACTTAAACAAGAACAAATAGAGTACGATAAAAGAGTACTTGCTGAACTAATACAAAGACACTATCCAGACTTTAGACGGACTATCAATGAACTTCAAAGATATTCTGTAAGAGGTAAAATAGATAGTGGTATACTTGTATCTTTATCAGAAATTAATAACAAAGAGTTAATCAAGTTATTAAAAGAAAAAAGATTTGGTGATATGCGTAAATGGGTTGTTCAAAACCTAGACAAGGATCCTTCATCTTTATTTTCTGGCATTTACGATATTCTTTATAAACATCTTCAACCATCATCTATACCTGCAGCCGTATTAACAATTGCTGATTACCAATATAAATCCGCTTTTGTGGCTGACCACGAGATAAATATGGTTGCGTGCCTGACACAAATCATGGCAGAATGTAAATTTAAATAAAGAGAGAGTAAAAGTAAAGTGGCAAAGAGAACATTATGGAGAGTAATGATAGTAAAATTAAGAATGTGGTATGCTGATATAAGAGGACATCACGGACATAAATGGAACTACGAACCTTCAGAAAATTATATGGGCAGAAAACGAAAGTAGAGCTGCTTTAGCTCAGCTGGTAGAGCAACTGATTTGTAATCAGTAGGTCCGCGGTTCAAGTCCGTGAAGCAGCACCAGAAAGTATATTATGATTGAGTATAAATTAAGTGATTATTTGAATGCAATTAACTGGACAAAGGTTAATCTGCTTGATGGAGACGACCTAACTTGGGAAAAGAAATACCCACCATACGTAATAAATCGTTGTTTATCACAACACGTGGACGCTATAATGATGGCGAATGAGATGAATTTTCACCACAGCCTCACTAAACGTCTGCAATTTCACTTCCTACTAAATACTATAAGAAAACGAAAACGGTTTGGCGGCAAGTGGACTACTACTGCAAGACCTAAAAATTTAGAGTATGTGAAAGAATATTATGGTTATAGCAATACGAAAGCAAAAGTAGCCCTTGACATACTGAACAAGAAACAATTAAACTTTATCAAAGAGAAGTTAGATAAGGGTGGGAGAAAAAGATGAGTGATGAAAGTTTTGATTGGTCACCTGAGCAAATGTTAGAGGTTACACTCAAACAGCCAGATGACTTTCTAAAAATAAGGGAGACCTTGTCCCGAATAGGTGTCGCAAGTAGGAAAGACAAAACGTTATTCCAATCTTGCCATATACTACACAAACAAGGAAAATATTACATAGTACATTTCAAAGAACTTTTTGCTTTAGATGGCAAGAAGGCAACGTTAGTTGAGAATGATATTCAAAGACGTAACACAATTTCAGTTTTATTACAAGATTGGAATTTATTATCAATTGTAAAACCAGAAACTGCTGAAAACAAAGCACCATTATCACAAATTAAGATTATTGCTTTTAAAGAAAAGAGTGAATGGAACTTACAAGCTAAATATAACATAGGAAAAAAACAATCTACTGAAGAACCAAAAAAAGATGATTTTGTAGTTAAAAAAACATTTACTGAATAGGAGTATATTATGATTAGATTATACAGACTCACAACAGGTGAGGATGTAATTGGCACACCAGTTAAAGAAGACACAACGGATTCACTTCAAGCAATCAAAAAACCTTTTGTATTAATTCCAATGCAAGGTCAACCAGGTAAACCTATGCAAATAGGATTTCATCCTTATATACCTTATACAAAAGACGAAGTTATAAAAATTAAAAAAAATAATATTATTGTAGAAACAACACCAGATAATAATATGATGGATGCTTATGAGCGAAATACAAGCTCATTAGTTACCCCTAAAAAATCAATCATCACACACTAATTGACTTTTTAGTTTTTTTTTGATATAATATATTATGAATTTGGCAAGCACTTTTTATACAAACGTAATTGAAAACAAGGGTAAGCTCCTTGTTAGAGGAGTCGCTGACGGCAAATCATATTTAAGTCGTATCAATTTTAGTCCTAAACTATACCTACCTACAAAAAATAAAACAAATCACAAAACACTAGACGGCATATATCTCAAAGAAAAACAATTTGATACTATATCAAAGGCAAAACATTTCTATAGTGAGTATAGTACTATACCTGGGTACAAAATCTATGGTATGAATAGATACAACTATCAGTACATAGCAGACACATATAGAGATGATATGCAATGGAAGAAAGATTATATTAAGATATTCACACTTGATATAGAAACCGAGTGTGAGAGCGGCTTTCCAGATCCTGATACTGCAAAAGAGAACATTATCTGTATTACAGTAAAAAATCATAGTAATAAACAGATATTAACGTGGGGGTCTGGCGATTTTATTTCTAAAAAATCTAACGTGACATATGTAAAATGTCAAAATGAAAAACATCTATTAATGGAGTTTCTAAAATTCTGGTGTAAAAATCATCCTGATATTGTTACTGGTTGGAACGTTAAATTTTTTGACATACCTTATCTAATGAATCGTATGAGATTTATATTTGATAACGATACGATCAATAAATTTTCACCATGGAATTATGTTAACGCAGACCGAGTACAACTCGGACAAAAAAATCAACAGTATTGGAACATACTTGGTGTTTCCATATTAGATTATTTTGATTTATATAAAAAGTTTACATATACTAGACAAGAGTCTTACAGATTAAATTATATTGCTAAAGTAGAATTAGGCGAATCTAAATTAGATAATCCATATGAAACATTTAAAGACTTCTATACAAAAGACTATCAAAGGTTTGTAGAATACAATATACAAGACGTTGAACTTGTTGATAGGTTAGAAGACAAGATGAAATTGATTGAGTTATGCTTGACTATGGCATACGATTACAAAGTAAATTATAATGATGTGTATTCACAAGTTAGATGTTGGGATACTTTAATCTATAATCATTTACTTAAAAAGAATATTATAATCCCACCAAGAGAAGACCAACAAAAAGATTCACAATACGAAGGTGCATATGTAAAAGATCCACAATTAGGTTTACACAATTGGATTGTTTCATTTGACCTCAACTCACTTTATCCACATTTGATTATGCAATACAATATAAGTCCTGAAAAGTTTATAGGAGTTGAAACAAAATCAATTGGTGTAGAAAATTTTTTAAATGAAAAGTTAGATTTGAATTGGGCTCAGTCCAAGGATGTGACCATCGCACCAAATGGTGCTATGTTTAAAAGAGATAAGCAAGGCTTTCTTCCAGAGTTAATGGAGAAGATGTATGGTGATAGAGTTATATTTAAAAAGAAAGCAATAGAAGCTAAAAAAGAATTCCAAAAAACAAAAGACCCAATTTATAAAAATGAAATTTCAAGGTGTCATAATATTCAAATGGCAAAAAAGATTGCATTAAATAGTGCTTATGGTGCTATCGGCAATCAATACTTTAGATATTTTGATGTTAAACAAGCAGAAGCAATTACACTTGGTGGCCAATTATCTATTCGTTGGGTTGAAAAAGATGTCAATAAGTTTATGAATAAGATTTTAAATACAAACAATGTAAATTATGTTGTAGCATCCGACACAGATTCTATCTATCTTAAATTAGATACACTTGTTGAAAAGGTTTGTAAAGATAAAACACCAAAACAAATTACAGACTTTATTGATAAAGCTGCTGAAGACAAAATACAAAAGGTAATTGATAAAAGTTTTGATAGACTTGCTAAGTATGTAAATGCTTATGGACAAAAAATGATTATGAAAAGAGAATTAATTGCTAATAAAGGTATATGGGTTGCCAAAAAAAGATATATGATGAACGTATTTGATGAAGAAGGTGTCCGATATGAAATACCTAAACTAAAAATTATGGGTGTTGAAGCTGTCAAATCATCTACACCTGAAGTTTGTAGAGGAAAAATTAAGGATGCTATACGTGTAATAATGAATGAAAGTGAAGAAGTCCTAATTAAATTTGTAAATGATTTTAAAGAAGTGTTTAAAACATTATCGCCTGAAGAGGTTGCATTTCCTAGGTCTTGTAATAATCTAAACAAGTATAGTGATTCATCACAGATTTATAAAAAAGGATCCCCTATACACGTTAAAGGTTCATTGATTTACAATCATAACATTTATAAAAATAAACTACAAAGAAAATATCCACTTATTAAAGATGGTGATAAAATTAAATTCCTAATGTTAAAACAACCTAATACAGTTAAAGATACTGTCATTGCTTTTTCTACAAGGATACCAGAGGAATTTGATTTACACAAATATGTTGATTACGATACACAATTTGAAAAAACATTTACTGATCCATTAAGATTTATTTTAAATTCTATTGGTTGGAAACTAGAACGTGAAGCAAGTTTAGAAAGTTTTTTTGAATGATAAAAGAGATTACAAAATATGTTGCAACGGAATTTATTATGTCAAGGCATTACTCACCAGTTATGCCTAAACTTACTAAACATTATTGTGGTTATTATGTAGATGATATACTACAAGGCGTTGTAACTTTTGGTTGGGGAACAAGACCTAAACATACAATACAAAAATTGTTTCCAACATTAGATACAAGAGATTATTATGAAATAGGTAAGATGTGTATGGACGATAGTATGGGTAAAAATTCTGAAACACAAATGTTATCAAAAGTATTAACTTGGTTAAAACAAAATACTACAATTAAATTTTTATTTACTTGGGCAGATGGCCTAGTAGGTAAACCAGGTTATGTATATCAAGCATTTAATTTTTTATATGGTGGGTACATATGGACAGATACATATGTTACAGACAAGGGTGAGAAGGTACATCCTAGAACTATACAAAGTAAATTACCTAACATACATAATTACAAATATGGCAGTAGACCTAATCCAACACAATTAGAACAATTAAAATTAAGTAGAGTAAAAGGTAAACAGTTTAGATATATTTTACCTATGAATAAAAAAATGAGAAAATTTTTAAAACAAAGTACAGTAGATTGGAATTTAAATTATCCTAAAGATAAAGATTTAATATGGAAGATTAAAAGACCTGGTGAATTATCATATACTTTAACAGATATAATGCCATTTAAATTAACAAAAGAAGTATATTATAACAAAGACAATGTTGAAAGAAATAAAGGTGCAACGTTAGAAAGTTTTTTTGAATGAAAAAATTTAAAGATAGTTTAGAAGATTTTTTTAAATGGGTAAAAGGAACCGAGTTAGTTGAGCTTGATGACATAGATGTAGCTGAGGATCCTATTAGACCTCAATTAACTTTAGGTTTTAGAATTACACACGGTAGAAAAATATTTGGATTAAAATATAATGATGAAATTGAATCAATTGCTTGTATCGCATTTTGTCCTGAAGTACCTAATACAGTTAGAGAAATGGATTATATGTCCAGAGTAAAAGGTGGTAAGATTGCCATTGCATATACAGTATGGTCAAGGAAAAGAGGTGCAGGTAAAGAGATTATAAACAAGATAAGAGAGTGGATAATAGAAAAACAATATAAAAGATTGGTAACTTTATCACCATTAACACCTATGGCAACTCACTTTCATATTAGAAATGGTGCAAAACAGATACACATTAATGAGGAGACACAAAATTTTGAATACAAGTTATGAAAGAATTAATTATATGGTTGATTGTGATACATTGGGGTTATGCAACAGGATCATATTTGGCTTGGAGAACTGATTGGAGTATTGAAAAATTTTCAATTATTATATTATTGATATGGATATTAACAAAAAATATGGGGTGATATATGCGGACCCGCCATGGCATTTCCAAAATTGGAACAATGCTAACGCACAAACTAATCCAGAAAATCATTACCCTACAATGACAATGAAAGACATTGAAAATTTACCAGTAGGAAATATTGCTGATAAAGATTGTGTATTGTTTATGTGGTGTACAGACCCATTATTACACAAACAAATACCTATAGTTGAGAAGTGGGGTTTTGAATACAAGACAGTAGGATTTACCTGGGTGAAAACTAATAAAGATAAAATGAAAAATTATTATTTTAAAGGTCCAGGTTATTGGACTAGGGCAAATGCTGAAATTTGTATTTTGGCAACAAAAGGTAAACCAAAAAGATTAAGTGGTAATGTAGATAGATTAGTTGTAAGTGAACGGAGAGAACATAGTAGAAAGCCAGATAGAATCAGATCAGATATTGTAAAGTTGTGTGGTGATGTACCACGTATTGAATTATTTGCTAGACAAGAATGGGATGGTTGGGATTGTTGGGGAAATGAGGTAAATAAATGGAATTGACTTTAGCGATAACATATGTTATAATAATATATGGTTTTATATATTGGTTATTAAGAAAGTGGAATGATGAAGTACCTAAATGATTATGCAGATGTAAATAAATTACCCATAATGGATCAACAAACGTTTGAAACTATTACAAACGATATTGGTAAAGAACAATTTAGATTAGATTTAGCACAATACATTGCAGACAATAGACCAAAGTTTCCTTTAAAGGAGATTTCGTTTGAAGCAATGCGTCAAGCATTTAAAAGTTTACAGAAACAAGACGTATGGGAATATGTAAAACCCATAGAACAAATACATAAAAATGTAAAAGAAAAATATGACGATTACAAATACACTTTTAAAAAACACGGTCTTGGTATTATAGACGCACCATCTTTATACAATGACGTATCAAATTATTTTCATCAACATTTAAGATTAAACTGTTCAAGTTATAGTTTTAAATCACCATTAGATGTATGGTATAATGGTACAGCGAAAGATATATGGAGATGTTTAGGTCCTATGTGGCGTGGTATTAATGGAATGAAACCAGTTACAGTTGGAGATAAAACAGAATTAAGAGGTGGCAGATTAGATGATAAGAGTTATGTATCTGCTTTTAGATTACAGACATATATTGCAACACAATTTAAACCTAATGTTGCGAAGACAATATATCAAATGACAAATGCTAAAAGAGTATTAGATACATCTTGTGGTTGGGGTGATAGACTTGCAGGTTTTTTTGCTAGTGACGCTGAAGAATATATAGGTTGTGATCCTAATCCAAATACTTACAAACAATATTTAAAACAAATAGAAACATATAACAGTTTTCTAACTAGACCTAAAAAGGTAACAATATATAATTGTGGCGCTGAAGATTTACCTTGGAATGAAATTGATAATATAGATTGTGCCTTTACAAGTCCACCTTATTTTTCTACTGAAAGATATAATGAGGGTGGTGAAAAAGAAGAAAATCAATCTTGGAAAAAATTTGATGAATATTTTAAATGGCGTGATGATTTTTATTTACCTGTATCACAGAAAAGTTTTGAGAGATCAAAACATACATTTATTAATATAATGGACCCTACAATAAAAGGTAAAAGATATTATAGTTGTGATGAATTAGTTGGTAGTTTAAAGGATAACTTTGTAGGTCAAATAGGAATGAGAATTATGCAAAGACCTAAATCAGATAAGTTATTTGAAAATGAAGAAGAAAAAAAAGAGTTTATGAATCGTACTTACATTGAAAATATATGGTGTTTTTCAAAACCAGAAAAACAAAATCCTAATCATTTTCAATCCAATTTTCAGGAAAAATTAGATTACTTTAGGCACAGCAGAAGGGCAACGTTATTTTAATGGAAGTTGAATTAATTGATAAAATGGGAAGTGACCTATCAGTAGTAAATGCTGCTAGAGTTTCTTTCAATAAAAGAAAATTTGCGTGGGAAGAAAAAGATGAGAAGTTAATAAAATATTTAGCAGAACATAATCATTGGTCCCCATTTGCTCACGCCACATTACAATTCAGAATTAAAGCACCAATATATGTAGCAAGACAATTAGTAAAACATCAAGTTGGTTTAAGTTGGAACGAAGTGAGTAGAAGATATGTAGATCATAAACCAGAATTTGATATTCCTTTTATGTGGAGAAAGAGACCTGATAAAAATATTAAACAAGGCTCAAGTAAAGAAGAAGTACCTTATGACATTATGAAGTTAATAAAGGTTGCTACAGAAACTTATAATGATATGTTAGAGGAAGATATAGCACCTGAAATGGCACGTATGATATTGCCTCAAAATTTATTAACAGAATGGATATGGTCAGGCACTTTATATGCTTTTGCTAGAGTATGTAATTTAAGAGACCACGATAATGCTCAAGTAGAAACAAGAGAAGTTGCAATGGAGATTTCAGGAAATATTAAAGACCATTTCCCTATAAGTTGGAAGTATTTAACCGATGATAGAAATAGTTGATTTAAATATTACAAATCTATGTAACGCTAGATGTCCACAATGTCAAAGAACAGCACGGATAGGATTAGAAGTTTGTAGAGAATTACCATTAACAACGTGGTCATTAGAAGACTTTAAAAATAAATTTCCTGTAGATACTTTAGACGATATGAAAGAATATAGTTTTTGTGGTACGTGGGGAGATCCATTAATGGCAAAAGACATAGAAAAAATATGTCATTATATTATTAATAATTCAAAAGCAAAAATTATTATAACAACTAATGGTAGTATTCGTACAGCTGAATTTTATAAAAACCTTGGCGACTATTGTGGCAGAAGATTGTCAATGGTCATAGATGTAGATGGTATTGATGAGCAAATGCACCAGAAGTATAGAAGAGGAACATCATTGAAAAAATCATTGGCTGCATTGAAAGCATTATCACAAACAAAAGCTATACCATTATCACAAACAGTATTATTTAAACATAATGAAGAACATAAAAATGCTATAAAAAAATTATGCTTAGATAATGGTTCTCACTTCCACTTATCTTATCCATCAGATAGATTCCCTGAAGGTTATGATGAATGGTGGTTTATAAATGAAGAAGGTCAAAAAGAATCATTAGAGAAGGTTGTAAATGTCCACAATTAGTTGTAAATGGCGAGCCAAAAAAAAATGTATGGTTAATCCAGACGGTCAAGTTTTTCAATGTTGTTATTTAAAGGAAGACTTTCCTGTCAATCATTGGAGAACAGACCAGAAAGATGATCCTGTTATTAAACAATATAAATTTGAAGATAACAATTTAAATAATCACAGTTTAAAAAGCATATTGAACAATGAATGGTTTACAAAAATATTGCCTGATAGTTGGAAGAATCCTGACACAGCGCCGAAAGCTTGTCAGCTAAATTGTAAGGAGGAATAATAAATATGATTATGGCAATATCTAAAGAATCATACCAAGACCTTAAAGCCTATTGGGACTATCAAAGATTAAGAGAGTATAACAAAGAACTTTTAAGGCACCGATTAAGCAGAGTAAAAGCTCAAATGTCTAATCATATGATTGGACCAGGTCAGTTAGACGCTAATGCTATGTTTGAAGATATATGGGTGAACGTACAAGATGAAGATTTAGAAAACCCATTACCAGGTTGGATACCACAAGAAGAAAAATTACGATTCGAGTGGGAAGGTGAACCAGACAATACAGTTAAGTTGCCTAAATATAAGGGAGGAAGACCAGTAATATTGAGAGCAAGACCAGAAGATGTATGGGAATAAATGCAGATTATTATATACAAACAACAAAAGTATATGACATACAATTTTCATAGATCAGAGCTTGACATTATCAGAAAGATATGTTATGATTTAGGTATAAAATATTATTGTATTAACTATCAAGGAGAATAAATGAGTAATGATTTTTTGAAAGACATAATTAAAGAAACTGGCAATGAATATGCTAGTTTAGCAAGTGAGGGACTGGACACAGGTGATGTTGATAGTTTTATTGACACAGGATCGTATGCTTTAAATGGTTTACTATCTGGTTCAATCTATGGAGGCTTGCCGTCAAATAAAATTACTGCTATCGCAGGTGAAGCTGCAACAGGTAAAACTTTCTTTGCATTAGGTATTATAAAACACTTCCTTGATAAGAACAAAGACGCAGGTGTAATTTACTTTGAGTCTGAAAGTGCATTAACAAAAGATTTAATTGAGGCTCGTGCTATTGATAGTAAAAGAATGGTTGTAGTGCCAGTTTCTACAGTACAAGAGTTTAGACATCAATCAATCAAAGTGATTGACAAGTATATAGAACATAGTGAAGACAAAAGAAAACCATTGATGTTTGTATTAGATAGTTTAGGTATGTTATCTACTACAAAAGAAATGGAAGATACTGCTGAAGGTAAAGAAACTAGAGATATGACAAGGTCTCAAATTGTTAAGGCTGCATTTAGAGTTTTAACATTGAAATTAGGTAAGGCAAAAGTGCCAATGATTATGACCAACCACACTTATGATGTGATTGGTTCAATGTTTCCACAAAAAGAAATGGGCGGTGGTTCAGGTTTGAAATACGCTGCTAGTAATATTGTATACCTATCTAAAAGAAAAGAAAAAGATGGTAAAGAGATTATAGGTAATATAATACATTGTAAGAATTATAAGTCAAGGCTGACAAAAGAAAACGCTAAGATTGATGTAAGATTAACTTACGACAAAGGTTTAGATAAACATTATGGTTTATTAGACCTGGCAATTAAACACGGTATATTTAAATCAGTATCAACAAGAGTAGAATTACCAGACGGAAGTAAACAGTATGCTAAAACAATCAATAATGAACCTGACAAATTCTTTACTAAAGAGATTCTCGCTAAGATTGACCAAGCAGCCAAAAAAGAGTTTCTCTATGGCACAGAATAAAAGATACGTCTTTGCTCAAAGAGATGTTGACGATTATAGTTGTATAAAGATTGTAGAAGGACAATATCAGGATATCATATACACATATGGGCACGTAAAATTTGCCTCCGAGGAAAATGACCAAGGTCAGTTACCTTTAAAATTTGATTATGATATAAAGAAAAATCCTAACAATGTTGACACCACAAGTATTGATTTTAGAAATTACATTGGTGATATATTAATAGAAGTAGTTGAGAAACAATTGGAAAATGGAACAATTAGATTTGACAAATAAGTATATAAAAACTTATGATAATGTTTTGACAAAAGAAAACTGTCAGCATTTAATAGATAAATTTGAAGACTCATCCTCACAATGGGTTAAAACAGATTTAGATAACCATAGACATTTTACAGAAATCAATTTAAATTTACACAAGGATTGGCAAGACTATGCTAAATTATTATTTGATAAGTGTAGATCACTTGTTGACAAATATACAAAAGATGTTAAAATAGATAATGTAAAACAATGGCCAGAAACTTTTGGCTTTGAACAGATAAGATTTAAGAAATACGAAGACAATGATAAAGATGAGTTTAAACAACACGTTGATGTTACAGATTACAATAGTGCTAGGAGATTTTTAGTTATATTTTTATATTTAAATGATAATGATGGCGGCGAAACAACATTTGCAGATTATGATATTAGAGTTAAACCACAAGCTGGTAAGGCTCTTTTGTTTCCCCCATTGTGGACTTACCAACACACAGGTGAAAAACCAAAAAATAAACCAAAGTATATTGTAGGAACTTATCTCCATTATGTCTGATCAATTTGAAAAAACACTTTTATCCAATCTAATATTCAACGAAGATTTTACTCGTAAAGTTATTCCTTTTCTAAAGGAAGATTTCTTTAAAGATAGGGATCAAGTAACTTTATTTAACATCATTAATACCTTTGTTATAAAATATAATAATCTTCCTACAAAAGAAGCCATATCAGTTGAGCTATCTAATAACAAAACACTTACCGAAGACGAATTTAAAAATACAAATCAATTATTAAACAGTTTAACATATGACGAAGTTGAACAACAATGGTTGTTAGATACAACTGAAAGATGGTGTAAAGATCGTGCTGTTTATAATGCTGTACTCAAAGGTATAAAAATTATAGATGGTAAAGATAAGAAACATACACCAGAAGCAATACCAACTATATTATCAGAAGCACTTGGTGTTTCATTTGATTCACACATAGGACACGATTATTTAAAACAAACAGAAGACCGATTTGAATATTACCATAGAACTGAAGAAAGATTAAAATTTGATTTAAGTTATTTTAATAGAATTACAAAGGGTGGCTTACCACCAAAAACTTTAAACGTAGCACTTGCAGGCACAGGTGTAGGTAAATCTTTGTTTATGTGCCATCTGGCTGCGTCTATGATAAGTCAAGGTAAGAATGTATTGTACATTACTTTAGAGATGGCTGAAGAAAGAATTGCTGAAAGAATAGACGCCAACTTATTAGATGTAACCATTGATGACCTTTATGAAATGCCTAAAGCGATTTATGATAATAAAGTTTCTAAACTTCAAAACAAAATAAATGGTCAACTTATTATAAAAGAATACCCTACTGCTGCTGCTCATAGTGGTCATTTTAAAAATTTACTTGATGAACTTGCATTAAAGAAATCATTTAAACCAGATGTATTGTTTATAGATTATTTAAATATATGTTCAAGTAGTAGATTTAAAGGTGGAAACATATCATCATATTTTTATGTTAAGGCAATCGCTGAAGAATTAAGAGGCCTTGCAGTACAATATAATGTACCAATAATGTCTGCTACACAAACAACAAGAACTGGTTATATGTCAAGTGATGTGGGGTTAGAGGATACTTCAGAAAGTTTTGGTCTTCCTGCAACAGCAGACTTTATGTTTGCTCTTATATCAAATGAAGAATTAGAAGAACTTAATCAGATGAAAGTTAAACAATTAAAAAATAGATACAATGATCCTGCAATCAATAGAGCATTTATCATAG